TTCTTCTGCCTCAGGAGAGGCTCAAGAGCGTAGCGCACTGCATCCCAGATGTGGTTGTGCTTGTCATCTACATCGGTCGTTGGCTCCTTCGTCAGCCGGTCGACTTTGTATGCGTAGAGCCGCGCCTCTTCCTGGGCGTGCTTGCAACGGGTGTGGATTACGATGCATTCGAAGCTCTTCAGGAACTCGATGCCGTCTTCGACGGAACCGGGCCACTTCTGCGCGCCGATCACATTGCCATAGCCGTGTCGCTGCAAGTACGATATTGTCTCAGGTCTCGCACTGTCTGCCCGGATTGGCCTCTTCTTGCTGCCTGTCACCCCTGGGAAGGTGTGGCCCTTCTTGGTCGTGCCACCCTCGTAGAAGGCAGGCATCTCATCAGTCTCGACCCCGTGCGCGTAGGCCTCCTCACTAATGTAGAGTCGGTTGTTGTGAATGAACACCTTGACGAGCGTGCTGGGGTCCACGCTGAAGCCGAAGTCAGCGCCGAAGTACGGACCGTCCCAGTCAGGCTCAGGCACGAATGCTTCGATCTTGTAGCGTCCGCGGAAGATCTGCGCTGCGCTGTTCTTGCGGTACTGCCCACCCCACACGTGATCGGCCGCCTCGGGGTCGATCTTGTACAGGTAGTCCTTCTCGGCGCGTAGCTCCTCAGGGAACCACGGGTTGTCTTGCCACCCGATGTCGATTACGATGCTGTTCGGCGGTACGTTCTGAATGAAGCGTCGGCTGGTCGGGTCCGTCTCTTCGTCAGGGTTGAAGCTAATCCAGATCTCGCTGCCGGGCTTGCGGATGGTAGGGATCAGCACCTGCCACGAGTAGTCGGACACCTTCTCGGCCTCCTCCACCCAGCAGATGTCGATGCCTTCCATCGACTTGATCTTCGTGACGTTGTTGCGTATGCCTGCGAATATGAACTCAGTGCCAGTGATGATGTTCCGAATGGACGTCTTCTGTACGTCGTACACCAGTGACAACCAAGGGTCGGCCGCTACTTGGTCACTGAGTAGCTTATGCACTGACTCCGTGATGGACACCTGTAGCTCGCGTGCGCACAGGATGCGGAGCTCACGCTCAGCACCCATCGTCAGCAGGATCTTCGCGAAGCCCCACGACTTCGCGCCGCCACGCCCACCCTTCACGATCTTGTACCGTGACTTGTGGAACATGCGCTCCAGCTTGCGCGGGAGCCTCAGCAGCGGTGCAGGAAGCTCCTGGGGCGTGGGTGGTGGGGCTGCTGCTAGGTGTGGGTATAGGTCATGGGCAGCACGGGTTGCGCGCCACAAGGCAAGGTCTGCAGCACCCATCCCTACCGCACCCCGTTGTGCATCAACGAGTAGTGGTTGCCATCAGGCTTACTGAACCGCCCACCCCACGACCCACCTTGAGCCTCCCACCACACGCCGAACTGCAGATGGTCCGAGGACAACGACAGGTACGTGCCGTTCTTGTAGAGGTTGATGTCCGCTGCTAGACCAATCAGGTGCAGGCTGTTCGAGATGCCTGCGCCAGAGGTTGCGTTCGCGTTGGCTTCTGCCTGCGTGCGCTTGACCTGGTCCAGTGCGCCGTCGTAACCCTGGGACTTCATATACAGCAGGAGGTTAGCGATCATCAGACTGAAACGACAACGCTTCTGGCCAAGGGTCTCGGTCATGGGGTGTCCTTCGGTGCAGGAGGGTCGACGAACTCAATGCGGAACGGGATGGGCTTGCCGGACTCGCCAGGAGCAGCGCCGCCACCAAGCGGGTTCTTCAGCTCGATGCTGCTGATCTTGCCGTGCAGGTACGGTGCGGCCTTCTCTGCGTAGGGTGCAGCAGCGATGCTACCGCCCAGCAGGTACGCGCGACGCATGGCCATGATCAGGATGTCCAGCGGTGTGGCATTCGGAGGCAAATCGTCGTATTGCTCTTCCGGGATGTTGCGCTTGCCAGCGGCGATCTCGTCGGCGACCTTGATGGACCGCGCACCGGCCATGCCAGTGACACCGGGTTCGGTGGTGCCAGCAGCGATCTTCTGCGAACGCTTGCGTGCTGCTCGCTGAGGCTGCTTCTTCGGAGGGGCTTTGGTGACCATGTGATGGAGTGAGTGCATGAGAGGCGACGCTGGGAACTTTGCCCGTGCATGTGGGGGTGTGCAGAGACCCCCACGACCAAAGCTCGTTACCGAGCAATGGACACGTGCTTCTGATCATCCACTACCCAGCGTACCCCTGCATGCCCGTGCTGGCACAGTCACAGCGTCATGGAGGGAACCGGTGCCGCTAATCGTGACCGGTTCCGGCGACAAACGAAGCTCTCAATGACACAAGAGCCTAGCAAGCCTATGCACAAGCGGCAACGCATCCACCGGTTCCGGGTAGGGGTTTAAAAACCCCCCTACCATGGAACCGGTTGTATGATGCTTTAGATGTTCCTCCAATCGGTTCCATGGAACAGGTTGAAGGAACCGGTCACGATTGCGCCTACGCTTTGGAGCCCAGCGCAGCCTCGCGGGCCTGGAGCCAGCCCCTACCCACGGGGGTGATACGGAAGGTCGCTGCACCCCGTGCGCCAGCCTCCTCCTCCACCCAGTCGTGGTCCGCGTACTCCTGCATCAGCTCACGGATGCGCCGCTTGTGGACGCGTGCCCCCGTGACAATTTGCGACATGCTGACGAAGTCGTCGCTTTCCTCCAGGAAGCGTAGCACCGCAGCAGCCGAGGACATGACCCTGAACTGCTCCGACTGTTCCACCTGACGGGCCTTGGCTTCCTGCAGCTGGACGGCGTCCAGCTTGACGATGTCTGGGCGTGGCATGAGGAGTGCTCCTTTGCGTTCGAATACATGCGTTCCCAACGATGCGCTGTAGTTGTGCTTGACGTGCTTGAATACCGCGTACTGGCCGACCGTGGCGTGCTCCACGGGTAGCCCGTAGTTGGCCGCGTCCTTGACCGGCATGCTGACGACTACTCCGACTGACCGTGCGTTGTCGGCGAAGCTGGACGCACCGCGTAGGCTGGCCTGATTGACGTCGTCAAGCGACATCCACCCTGCTGCCTTGGACATGTGGTGGATGACCACGACAGCGCACTGAGCGTGCTTGGCCAGCGAGGTGAGCGTCTGCATGAAGGTGGCCATGTCGGCGATGTTGTTCTCCTCCAGCTGGTGCGTGTACACAGCAGGGTCCAGCATGAGCAGCCGGATCTTGTTGCGCTTGAGCATGCCTATCAGCCATTCGACGCGTGCAGTGCGCTCTGGCGGGCTGAACCTATCAGGCTTGGTCAGCAGCAGCCAGGAGGCCGCGTCGTCGTCAGCAGCGTACATGAGCAGGTTCTTGGACAGCGTGCCCTTGATGTCGTAGAGTGCATCGTACACTCCATCGTCCAGGTGGGATAGCTCGTCAACGAGCCTGTGTACCCGCTTGTGCATCTCTTGCCTGTCGTCCTCGTAGGACACGTACAGACTCTTCAGTGGCGCGCTGGCCTGGAACGGACCGAACGACTTGCCGATGGCCGCGTACATGAGCATATGCAGCGCCAGCATGGACTTGGACACGCCACCTGGACCAGCGATGACGGTCACCTTGCCTACTGGCGCGAATTGCTCAACAGACCATTCACGGGGCACAGGCTCCGTGGCCAGGAAGGACGCCAGATCTGCTTTGGATATGAACGTCTCATCGTCATCTAGGACACCCACCTTCTCCTGCTGGTCCTGGGTCAGTAGGTCCTGTTCGCGTAGCCAGTGTACGAGCCGAGCATACGTCAGCGTGTCGTGGCTGGTGCTCATGCACTTGACCGCAGCACGCGGGTTGCCGTCGTAGTTGGCTTCGTAGTAGACCGTCTTGCTGTCGTTCTCTGTCTCGTGCTGGTCGTGGTACGGGCACCTGATGTTGTGCATGCCCTTGTGCCGTGCGTGGGCACCCAGGTACATGCCAGCGACCTTCAGGGCACTGAGGACTTCGTCAGGCTTCTCATCTGGGATGGGAGCAGGTACTTTGTCCACATCTCGTTCATCGCCAGATCCATCTTCTCGTAGTCTGTCGGCGTGTACTCGTCGAACCGCACTCCATGACTTGCCTGTGTGGGTGCTGGTGTAGTAGCGGCTACCCTTGAGCCGTGCTGGTAGGTACATAGGCTGGGACAGAACCCAGGACTCAGGCTTCGTCCATGCTTCAATGCCCAGCTTCTTCGCCGCTGCGACTGTTGATGCCTGTAGCGCAGCCTGCATCTCTTCGCTCGTGCCTGTGATGGGCTTGCCGAGAGGCAAGACGACGCGGTAGCGAGGGCTGCTTGGTACGTGTGAAAGGCTTGTGTACACCCATCCAGCGCCGCCGAGAGACTCAAGAAGCTCGCTGACACGCTCAGGACTGGGTGGCGGAGCAGCATCGTTAGGTCCCTGCTCAACGTCGAGTGTGAGCAGGGTTCGGGCTGTGACGTTGTCATCGTGACGCTTTCCGTTGATGATGCCGCCCACGAAGTAGGGCAGCTGCTTCTTCGTGTCACCGCGCTCGCGCTTGGTGCCGTTGTGATACGCGATACTGGTGGTATCCAGCTGGATGGGCTTGGAGCCAGCAGCGAGCCCTTCAAGCGTACCTTCAGCGGCTATCAGTACGCGGGTGTTGCTCACGCCGCCCCTGGTGACGTAGCTGTACGGTGTGGTTGTCATGCGACTGCGAGATGGTGCGGTGCCAGGACGTAGAACACTTCCATGTTCTCCCACTTGTGCCGCGTGACGAAGCGGTCCTCGGGGTCAGGGTAGTGGACAATCGGCTGGCCAAGCATCCGCATCGCCGTGCGCTCGGACTCGCCTAGGTACAGGTTCTCAGGCAACGTGCCAGTCTTGGTCATGTGCGCGCTAGCTAGCGCACGTATGGTATCGACTACGGTCCTCACGGTGGTGCTCCTGTATGGTTGTTGATGGGGAGGCTCATTGTCCAGGGCATGCACCCCTGGAACCGGTTCCAGGGGGTACCATCGGTATCTGTAAGCCTAGCAGGGCTACGCTACACTGCGGCTGCGCACCTAGCGGGGTGGCTACCAGGCTACAGGGTGGTCTCTCCAGTGGTGGTTCTCTGATGGTCCGTGGGTTGGCCCCGGTAGCCCTGCTAGGTGCGCACCTTTCATGTCTCCTCCTGAGCAAGCTCTACAAGAGCCCTCTTCCAGCCCCCTCCGGTCCTCCGACTGCAGGGGGCTCTTTTTCGTCTATACCTTATCGGAACGTAGGGTCTTGTGAACATCGTAGAACTCCACGAACATTCAGTCATGGCGGAACACAGTGTTGCGCCTCAACCACCCGGAGCCTACCATGCAAGCAACCACCACCCAAGTCAAGCTGGTCCCCACCATCGTTGTGTCTGAAGAGCACGCTGGCAACGTCATGTTCGACGGTCGCCGTGCTCGCCCGGTCGGTGCCTTCAAGCAGGACGGCACCCCGGTCGTCTGCTGCGTCCGCACCGCTCGCAAGAACGGCTGGACCATCGCTGTGCGCGCCTTCAGCCGCAAGTACTCGGCCTAAGCCACCCGCTACCACCCACCCCTAGGAGACCACCATGCACACCCAAGTCGGCTTCGATCTCAACTACGTCAAGCACTACGGCTCGCCTGAGATGGCGCAGCAGATGGTCGGGAAGACACTGGCCAGCTACATTGAGCAGGGTGTGGTCTTCAACATCCAGATTGTCGAGCAGCGTCGGGGCGGCATGAAGCCCAACGCAGAAGACCGTCGTTTCATTCCCCTGGTGTACGCCATCCGCGTCGATGAGAAGAAGCTGCCGTACAGCGCCGAGCAGTGCGCCATCAACTTCGCCCGCTTGGGCTTCGTGGCCTTCTAGCCACACCCTTTAGGGGGTCTAGGGAGCCCCCCTGCTGCCCCCGGACAATACCAGCTTCAACTAGGAGCACTCGATGAACCTGCACCAGTGGCAAGCCACCATCCGCGAGAGCCACCCCGACGCCAGCTTCCAGCTGGACCCGGCTGACCAGACGTTCAGCACCTGGGTCGCCACCTCCGACAGCACTGTGATAGGTACCTTCTACGAGGTGCAGGTGTGCTCCGAGTTCGGCGAACTGCTGCCTTTGTGATACCGTACTGATGTGAAGGGTCTTGGAAACTTCCTGGCTTCCACGAAAATGAACACATCAGCAGCCCACCACCGGAGAACACCATGCGCCACACCACCGCCGATGCTCAGTACCAAGCCCTCTGCGCCAAAGTTGAAGCTCAAGGCGTGAAGCTCGCAGCAGCACTCACCGCCCATGCATCCAAGCAAGCCAAAGACGCTCGGAACTACGGGTACGTCGGTGATCTGGCTGAAGTCGAAGCCAAGCTGGCCGAAGCTCTGCGTCTGCTGGGTGCCTAAGTCATGCGCAACATCGTCCCCCACGACAAGCGGGTCCGCGTCAAGGGCAAGCCCTTGGTCGTCGGCAGCATGACCCAGGTCTACTACGAACCAGTGGACCCCTCGTTCGGCCGCAAGGCATGGATCACTCACTTCAAGGGTGGAAGCGGGTGGGGGGTAGCTGGCTGCACTACCGAGCACTGCACCGCCGACTCACCGGGTGGCTTGAGCCACGAAGGCCAGCTGAAGAAGGCTGACGCTATCGAGGCTGCTGCTTGGTTCATCGTCCACGGCTACTTCCACCTGTAAGGAGCGCAGCGTGCGCGCGTTCACCCGTTTCCTAGGGGTGCTCATAGCAGCCCTGCTGATCGGTCTCACTGGCCATGCTCAGCGACGCAGCCGACCCTTCCGCAACCGTAAACACCGTTGGGACGACTAGCCGTGACCCGCATCGAGTTGCGTTCCCGTTGGGCGCGCTAAACTACCACCGGGTGCCGCCACGCACCTCCCGAGACCACACCACAACCCAAGGACATCAGAGGACCATCATGGCTAAAGACCGCACCGAATCCGTCATTGGCACCTACGAGCAGCACCCAATCGCCGCCACGCTCATGCCGGGGGGCATGGACGAACCCGAGTTCACCGCGTTCTGCGAAGACGTCGAGCAGCGCGGCATCCTGATGCCTGTCACGCTGTACGAAGGCAAGGTGCTGGATGGGTGGCACCGCTACCGTGCAGGTCAGAAGACCGGCACACCCTTCAAGACGATCGAATACACGGGTAAGGACCCCGCTGGCTACATCGCCAGTGTGAACGTGCTGCGGCGCAAGCTGAGCAGCCTGCAACGGGCCTTGGTCGGCGCACGCTTGCACCGCGACCACAACCTGACCCAGCGTGATGTCTGCCGTAAGCTGGGCATCAGCAACGAGGTTGTCACCCTGGTGCTCAAGACGCTGGACAGCAAGAACGCGAAGCTGATCAAGCGTATCGAAGATGACTCCGACTTCACCCGTGGCATGCTCAAGGAAGAACTGGCTGACGCGGGTCTGTTGCGTGCCCCCGCGAAGCAGGACGAAACACCCACAGGTCCGAACAGCGTGTTCGCCACTGGCGCGCTGGACGCGCCTCGCACCGGCAAAGAGGGTCGAGTTGTGCTCGGCGCTGCTGCCTACGCCAACACCCCCACAGGTGATACCGACGGTAGCGGCGACGAAGACATCGACGACGACATACTGGTGGGCAAGGGCAAATCTGCGTCGGACAAGGCTGCGAAAAAGCCCAAGGTGACCGCTGCTCAGCTGCTCGCCGATGGCTTCAAGGCGCTGATGGGTGATGAAAAGGTCACCTTCCTGCAGATGATCTGGCCCGAGGCCAAGAAGCTGGCTGCGGACGCGAAGCTGGAGCCGTGGGTTCTCGAACCTGTGAGCAAGAACAAGGCACCGGCCAAGCCCGTTCCGGCGAAGAAGACGGCCAAGAAGTAAGCCACACTGAGCATCCCGCGCCTCAGGGGTCCTGAGGCAATCAACCACGTATGGAGATACACCATGGAATTGGACATGAACAAGGTCGCTGACCAGCTGGACGAACTGGCACAGGTCGTGATCGCGCTGTCGGGCACCTTTCGCGCTGCCGGGGGTGGTGGCGGAACTGCAAGCGGCAAGGGCAAGACTGGCGGAAAGCCCGCTGGCAAGCCACCTGCCAAGGTGGCAGCAGGAGCAGCTGAAGAAGGCGCGGAGCTGACCGAAGACGACGTCCGCGAGAAGCTGAAGGAACTGGTCGCGGCCAAGGGCAAGGACGTGATGGTGTCGGCGCTCGAATCGGTCGGCGCAGCCAAGCTCGGCGACGTCGACGAATCGCAATACGCCGAACTGGTCGAGAAGATCGACGAGCTGATCGCTGAAGAAGAGACCGAGCCGGAACCGGCCAAGCCCGCGAAGAAGGTGGCAGCGAAGAAGACGGCGAAGAAGGCCGGTCCCACGCTGGAGGATGTCACCGCTGCGGCCAGCGCACTGATCGACGCCGACAAGCCCGCGTACATGAAGCTCATGAAGAAGCTGGGCAAGCCGAGCGACATGGACGAAGCCAACTACGCTGCGGCCATCGCCGCGTATGAAGCGGCCATGCCGGACACCGACGGCGACGACGCCCTGCTGTAATCGGGGGTCGTATGGCACACCACAACCGAGGGCCTCGGCCCGCTCTGAGCCAGCTGAGCACCAAGGAGCAATCCTTCTGGTTGTTCAAGCTGAAGCCCGTCGCTCTCACCGTGCAGGTGTACGTGACGCAGGGCTTCTACGGCAAGCAACCGCATGAAGCACGCGAAGCTCAGCCCAAGCTCTAGCCATCGGTGGCTGGTGTGCCCTGGGAGCGTTGAAGCCAACGCTTCCAAGAAGCACACCCAGTCGTCGTATGCGCTAGAGGGCACATCGGCGCATGCGCTGCTGGAACTGTGCCTTCGTCTTGACGACGAGCCTACCCGGTACCTAGGTTGTATCCTCGAAGAGGGCCACATGCCCATCACCGAGGACATGGCTGACGGTGTCGGGTACGCGCTCGATTACGTCAAGTCCTACCTCGCCAACAACCCGAAAGCCCGCGTACTGCCCGAGCACCCGGTCAAGTACGGCAAGTCAATCGGCACCTCCGACACCAATGCGTTCGGTACGAGTGACATCATCATCGACAACTACCCGGTTGAACTGGTGGCGCTCGACTACAAGCACGGGGTCGGCATCAGCGTGTCAGTCAAGGCGAACACTCAGCTGCGGCTGTACTCGCTCGGCATGCGTCAGGCACGGGGTGGCTACCGACGGTATCGGCAGGTCGTGGTACAGCCTCGGCTACCGAAGCGCAAGCCCGTGCAGGAAGCCACCATGACCGATACTCAGCTAGTGCAGTGGGTTGATGTCGTGGTGCGTCCTGTGGTGCCTATTGCGCTCGCTAGCGACGCGCCTAGGCTTGCTGGCGATCACTGCCGATATTGCGCTGCGGATGGTCGCTGCCCAGCGCAGTACCAGATGGTGCAGGCAGCAGCACAGAAGGACTTCAAGGTGAAAGACCCAAAACAGCTGACCCCCGCGCAAGTCGCTAATCTGCTCGGACTACTCAAGACCATTGAGCAGATTGGCAACGCTGTCAAGGCACACGCCATCGAGCAGGTACACGCGGGGGTCGTCATCCCAGGGTACGAAGCTGACTGGACCAATGCACGCAGGGTCTGGACAGACGAAGAGCAGGCTAATACGCTGCTGGCCAAGCTCGGGCTAGCCACGAAGGAACGATACTCGGTCAACCTGTTGTCCCCGGCTCAGGCTGAGGACGCACTGAAGGCCAAGAAGCTGTGGCCCAAGAAGCCACGAGGCAGCGCAGCCGAGGACTTCACCAGTCCGTTTCAGCCAGTGCTGGGCTACACCGACCGCAAGCCCACCATCACCAAAGCAAGCGAAGGTTCACCAGAACCCTGACACTTGACCCCGTGCTGTGCGTGACCCCGAGTACGGGTTAGACAAGGCTACCGCCACCGGCTGCAGAGTAGCCATCACGCGCAGCACACCTACCACCCCTCCAAGCCATCTTCAAGGAACATCATGGCCACTCGCAACAACAAGCTCCACACCCCCGAAGGCACTGCGTGCTTCGTCAACATCTTTCAGCCGAAGCAGCGCACCGACGCCAAGGGCCAGCCGAAGGGTGACCCCAAGTACCAGATCACACTGGTGTTCAACCGCAAGACGGACGTCTCCGAAATGGAGGCGGAAGCTGAGCGTGTCGGCAAGGAGAAGTTCGGCGCACGCTTCATGGACCTGGTCAACAAGGGCAAGATGAATTGGCCCTTCATGGACAACGACGACAAGGCCGAAGACGACGAGACCGGTGAGCCGCGTGAGCCGTTCGCCAGCAACAAGGGTGGCGTCCACGTGGGCTTCAAGTCCAGCGACAAGCCCGGTGTCGTCGACGCTGACGCCGAGCCGGTCATGGACAAGTCGGACATCTACAGCGGCATGAAGGCCCGTGTCAGCTGCCGTGCGTTCGCGTACGACAATGAGTCCAAGGGCGTGGCCTTCTACCTGATCAACGTGCAGAAGCTGGGCGACGGTGAAAGGCTGTCGGGCAACCCCAGCGCCGAAGACGACTTCGCTCCGGCACGCAAGAAGCCCGCTGCTGGCAAGACGACACCGCGTCGTGGCAAGGCAGACGACATCGACGAACTGCTCTGACTGAGCACACCGCGCCTCAGGGTTTTCTGAGGCACCACCTGCAACCTCAAGGAAGACATCATGGCCAAGAAAGACGACATCGAAGACCTGCTGGGCACCGGCACCCCCGCTGCCAAGAAGACCGGCAAGAAGGCCGCTGAACCCGCTGCTGCACCGGCTGCGAAGAAGGGCAAGAAGGCCGAGGCCGAACCCGCTGCTGCACCTGCCAAGAAGGCTGCTGCGAAGAAGGCCGAGCCCGCCGAGAAGCCCGCGAAGGAACCCGTGCACTTCGCTCCCGGCGAGCGTGAAGCCATGTACGAAGCCATCATCGCCCGCTTCAAGTCGACCAAGGCCAAGCCCGTGAACAGCAAGGACCTCGCCGCTGAACTGGCCGTTTCGCTGCCCAAGGCCAACATCACGACCCGCAAGCTGCGTCCCGTGCTGTACGCGCTGGCCAAGCGCGAAGACGCCCCCATCGCGCTCGAGCTGAGCGCCAGCAAGGTCCTCGGCATGACGGTGTCGCGCGCCTGACGCACCGGCGGCATCAACCCTCCTTCGGCCCTGACGGTGCATGCCTCAGGGCCGAAGGTTCGATTAGGAGCAACGTGATGAGCCACAAGAAGATGCAGCAAGGCAGCGGCGCTCCGTCGTTCTGCTGGCACTGCGGCAGTCAGCTGCAACGAGCCCCTGGCAAGGGTCAGGGGCTGTTCTACTTCAGACTCGTGCTGGGTGACGAGCATCAGCGCCGAGTACACGGTGACTGCTATCAACCTGCTTTGGAAGCTGGAGCGAAGAAGCTGTGACTGACACCCCTGTCGACCTAGAGATCGCGCACATCGACTTCGAGACCTACTGTGAGCTAGACGTTCGCAAGGTAGGTGCGCACCGCTACGCGAGGCACCCAAGCTGTGAAGTACTCATCTGTGCGTGGCAGCTACCCGGCATGCCGGACCCGGAGGTGTGGTTGCCTAGGCAAGAACCTCCGCCAGCACGTCTGGTGGCGTGGGTTAGGGGCAAGGGTAGGCTAGGTGCCCACAACGCAGCCTTTGAGCGCTGCGTGTGGCGCTGGGCACTGCCACGGCAGCACCCCAGATTGCCCCCCGTGAGTGACGCGCAGTGGGTCTGCACCGCAGCCAAGGCAGCAGCCTCAGGGCTACCCCGGAGCCTGGAGAAAGCGCTGAAGGCGCTGGATATGGGCGTCGAGAAGGACGCTGAGGGCGCCAAGCTCATCCAGGTGTTCTGCAAGCCACGCAAGCCTACGAAGAAGGACGCACGTACCCGCATCCTTCCCGAACAGGACACTCGGTTCCAGCGGTTCATCGAGTACTGCCAGCAGGACGTTCGGGGTGAGGTTGCGCTGCACGAAGCACTCCCTGACCTGATACCGCGTCAGCGCCGCATGTTCATCCTGGACATGGTCATGAACGACCGTGGCTTGCCCGTAGACCTGCCGTTGGTGTGCAAGGCATTCGGTGTCGTGCGTGCGTTGGAGGCAGACATTGCCGAACGGGTGCGTGCGATGTCTGGTGGTATCAAGGCCACCCAGGTAGCCAAGATGCTGGCTATGTTCGCCGAGCGTGGCCTGGACCTTGAGAACATGAGGGCCGAGACCATCCGGCAAGCGCTCAAGCACCTGGAGCCCGACAGCGATGTCTACCGGCTGCTGGAGCTACGCGTTGAGGCGGGCAAGGCCAGCACGAAAAAGCTCATCAGCATGATGGCTTGCGCCGACCCCGAGGACCATGTGGTGCAGGGCGGCTTCCTCTACCACGGTGCCCACACGGGTCGGTACGCTGGGCGATTGGTTCAGCCACACAACTTCATCCGGGGCATGCTCAAGGACAGACAACGCGAGCTCGTATTCACGCTGCTGGAGTACGCTGACCCGGACCTGTTCCTGCTGCTGTACGATAAGCCCATTGACACCATCAGCCAGTGCATGCGGGGGTTCATTCGGGCACCTGCGGGCTACGAGCTAGCCGTCGTCGACTACACGGCTATTGAAGCCCGTATCCTGGCGTGGGTGGCAGGCGAAGAGCCAATGCTCGCCGCGTACCGCAAGGGTGTGGACGTCTACAAGCTGATGGCTGTCAAGCTGTGGTCGTTGCCGTCGATTGACGTTGTCACTGACGAGCAGCGCCGCATCGCGAAGAACCTTGTGCTGGGCTGCGGCTATCAGCTGGGTGGCGTCAAATTCGTTGACTACTGCGCTAATGCTGGCCTAATCATCGAGCCTGACTTTGCGATGAAGGCTGTGAAGGCGTACCGCAAGGACGTACCGTCGATCGTAGCGTCATGGAAGACGGTGGAGTCACTGGTGGCTGGTGCCATCAATCACCCCGACAAGGTCTACGAGGGATTGCGCTGCCAGTTCTACATGCGTGAGCACTGGCTCTGCATCCAGTTGCCTTCCGGCCGCGAGATCCGCTACCCGTATGCCAAGGCGGTGCTCACTGAACGATGGGGCAAGCCCGCGTACGCGATTAGCTTCCGTACCGAGATCAAGGGTCAGTGGGTGCGTGAGAACACCTACGGTGGCAAGCTGATTGAGAACATCGTGCAGGGCATTGCGTTCGACGTGATGCAGGAGGGCATGTTGTCCGCTGATACGAACGGATACCCGGTGATAGGCACCGTGCACGACGAACTGTTGACGTTGCGACTCAAGGGCACATCCGACATCAAGCACCTGGAGAAGCTGGCCTGCACTGTGCCTAGCTGGTCACGAGGCATGCCTCTCGCGGCGAAAGGGTTCATATGCGAACGGTACAAGAAGGACTGACTGAGGACGCGGTTGAGGCGCATCTGGTGCGCTGGGTCAAGCGCGAGCGTGGCCTGTGCATCAAGGTGCGGTTCATACGCGGGTTCCCTGACCGCATCGTGCTGCTGCCCGATGCGCGCATCCTGTTCGTTGAACTCAAGCGGCCGAAGGGCGGACAATTCGAGCCGCTGCAATTGAGGTGGCATGACAAGCTCCGCAAGCTGGGATTCACCGTGCGTGTGTGGCGCACCAAGGGCATCATTGATGCGTACTTCCAAGGACTGCTATGAGAACCCTCACCTACATCAAAATCGACGGACAGTGGGTCCGTACGTACCGCAAGCTGGATGCCTGGGACACGCTCGTGTATGGCATCCTCACCGTGCTGGCTACCACTGGTATCGTAGCTTTGGTTGTGAGGCTCCCGTGCTGATGCGGAAAGACATGCGTGGCTATCAGCGTCGCGCGACCGAGTTCGTAAAGCGCAACACCCGTGCTGGCCTGTTCATGGACATGGGTCTGGGCAAGACCGTCAGCACGCTCACAGGTGCCAGTGACCTACTGAACCACGAGGTAGTCACCCGTATCCTGCTGGTGGCACCGCTGCGGCCAGCACAAGGCGTATGGCGACAGGAAGCCCGCAAGTGGCAGCACCTGAAGCACCTGACGTTCAAGATGCTCACAGGCAACGAGCGTCAGCGGTTACTGGCGCTGAACAGCCAAGCGCAGGTTCACATCATCAACGTGGACAACCTTCGTTGGTTGCTCCAGGTGCTGCGCAGCAGATACCGCAAGAACGGCTGGCCGTACGACATGCTCATCATCGACGAAAGCAGCATGTTCAAGTCGGCTAAGGCCAAGCGGTTCACGTCACTGCGGTATCAGCTGAAGCACTTCGAGCGCCGCGTCATCTTGACAGGCACACCAGCACCGAAGGGTCTGCTAGACCTGTGGGGGCAGATCTTCATACTGGATGAGGGCCTGCGTCTGGGTGAGAACGTGGGTCGCTACCGCACCCGGTTCTTCAGTCCTTCAGGCTACATGGGCTACGGGTACAAGCCTGATGCCGGTGCCGAGAAAGTAATCACTGAGTTAATCGCGCCGCTGATCTTGACCATGCGAGCTGAGGATTGGCTGGAGCTACCCAAGGTGCTGGAGCAGACCGTGTACGTGGACCTGCCGCCGAAGGCTCGCGCGCTGTACACCCGCATGGAGCAGGAGATGTTCCTGGAGCTAGACAACGGCAGCACCGAGGCCGTGTCAGCCGCGTCTCTATCTGCGAAGTGCTGGCAGATGGCGAACGGTGCGCTAATCCTGGAAGACGAGCTCGGTGAGAAGACCTGGCAAGCCATCCACGACGCGAAGCTGGAAGCCCTGCAGGAAGTCATCGACGGTGTGGGCGGGAACGTCCTGGTGGCGTACTGGTTCAAGCACGACCTAGCGCGCCTGAAGAGCATGTTCCCCAAGGCCCCGGTCTTCACCGAAGCCAAGAACGAGCGTGCGTTCAACCGTATGCAGGCCGAATGGAACGCGGGTGAGCATCGCGTGGGGCTGATCCACCCGCAAGGTGGAGGCCACGGCATCAATCTGCAAGGTGGCGGGAACGTGCTGGTGTTCTTCAGCATGTTGTGGGGGCGCGAGGCCTTCGCACAGGTCAAGGAGCGCATGGGTGCTTCACGTCAGGTGGGGTTGCGTGACCACGTGATGTACAAGTACATCGTAGCCCGCGACACCGTCGACGAGCTGATGCTCATGACCCAGCGCTCGCGCTATGAAGACGAGCGCAGGTACATCAAGCTGTTGCGCGACTACCGTGACATCCAGGACATCCTGGCATGAAGTGCGAATGCGGAGCCTGGACCCAGGTGCTTGACACACGTACGACCGAAGCGCACGTTCGACGCAAGCGCATCTGCGGCAACAACCACACGTTCTTCACGCGAGAGATACGTGAGGAGCTAGCGCGCACGATTAGCCGCAAGCGAATAGCAGCCCACATGCGCGTGGCCGCAGAACGCAAGGCCCGGTACGAACGGGACGCGGCCATCGTCCGTGATGTGAGGGCTGGCAAGACGTACACGGAGGTAGCCGCAGCACACGGGCTGTCCCGAACGATGGTGGGCAACGTGATGGCACAATGGTCCCTGAACCACCAGGAGCAACCA